AAGGTCACTCTAGCACCTTGTGTCCTACATAGCAAGCTATCGGCAGGCAGGCGCCAGACCTTGAGCAGATAGGCCTAACAGGGCTCGAGAGAGTGACACTAGGGGAGAACCTATTAGGAGAGGGGTGCACTTGTTCTCTGGAGTAAGTACAGGGTAGCAAGGTGAAGAGAGAGTGAGAGAGAGAAGGGTCTTAGGGTTTGTTCTGCTTTGCTTTGCGTTCTGAGAGTACTTACAGGGTGAGGCGAGCGCTGCTGCTGGCGCCGGCCGAAACCCAGGCTCAACCTAGGCTCAAATGAGCCTCGCCTGCGATACTGTGAGCCTATCGCGCACCACGATCACACTCCCCCATGCCGCCGCCCTCCGCCGACCCCATCCCGACGCGCGCACGCCAAGTACGCGCAGCCCATCTCCGCGCACAGAACCCCCGCCAAGATTTCCCCCATCCCGACCCTAGTCGTCGATAACCAGCCTCAAAAACGCATCTCCACGCTTGCCAGACGCCCCCATCCCCGCTACTCTGGGGCCATGGACGAAGTCGGATTCCCCCTCGTCAGGATCGACCCGGTAGACCTTGAGTCGATGGCTTCCATCTTCGCCACCCGGCAGGAGGTCGCCGACTTCTACGCCCTCTCGCTGGAACTCTTCGATGCTCGCCTGGAGGAGGAGCCCCGCCTCATGGCCGCCTGGAAGAAGGGGCAGGCCATCGGGCGCCTGACGCTCAGGCAGGCGCAGTTGGACGCGGCCACGGGCAGCAGGAAGGGCAACGCCGCGATGCTGATCTGGCTGGGCAAGCAGTCGGCCGTGCTGGCGCAGGAGGAGAGGCCGGCGTTGCAGACGAAGAACGTGAACGTGAGCGTGAAGTACGTCGCCGAGTGGGGCGACAGGCCGGGGGCGCTGGGGGAGGAGATGGACGCCAACGCCGTGGAGCTTGAGGATGAAGAGGTGGTGGAGGCCCGCGTAGGGGCGACGCTTGAGGACGAGCTTGAGGACGCGGTGCTGGAAGACGTGGAGTGGTGAGCAAAGTGAGAGAGGGGCTGGGGTGACGGAGTTGTTGCACGGAGACTGCCTCGAGGTCATGGCCGGGATGGACGCGGGGAGCGTGGACGCGGTCGTGACGGACCCACCTTACGGACTGTCCTTCATGGGCAAGCACTGGGATCACGGCCTGCCCGGCGTCGACTTCTGGACGGAGGCGCTGCGTCTGCTGCCACCGTCAGGTTCTCTCCTCGCCTTCGGCGGCACCCGCACATGGCACCGCCTCGCCTGCGCGCTCGAGGATGCCGGCTTCGAGATTCGCGACACGCTCATGTGGCTGTACGGCAGCGGCTTCCCCAAGGGGACCGCCTGCCTCAAACCCGCATGGGAGCCGATCATCCTCGCCCGCAAGCCGGGGCCGAAGCGGGCGCTGGGGATTGAGGCGTGCAGGGTGGGGACGCTCCCCGGCGACTACGACCATCCCGGCGACCTCACGAAGAGGCCCATGGCGCGCAACAGCTACGCGGCAGCAGAACGCGGAGACTTGAAGGTTACTCAAGCTCCGCCGAACCCCTCCGGCCGCTGGCCCGCCAACCTCATCCTCGACGAAGAGGCCGGGGCGATGCTGGACGGGCAGACGGGGACGCTGACGAGCGGCAAGGCTCCGGCGACCGGATTCGTTCGCAACTCCGACAAGACGAGAAACGCCTACGGGGCGTTCGAGGGGAACCGCGAGGAGCCGACGGCGCTGATCGGCGACTCCGGCGGAGCGAGCAGATTCTTCTATTGCGCGAAAAGTTCCCGCCGGGAGCGCAACGCGGGGTGTGAGGGGATGGAGGCCGTCGTGCGTTCCAACGGCAACAAATGGACCGACCAGGACTACCGCGTCGCCAGTGGCGAACGCCCCCCCGGATGGGAGAGTGGCCCGCGCCAGAACCACCACCCCACCGTCAAGCCCCTCACCCTCATGCGCTGGCTGGTCAAACTCATCGCCTACCCCGGCGACACCGTACTCGACCCGTTCATGGGCAGCGGAACGACCGGAGTCGCCTGCGCGATGGAGGGCCGCGAGTTCATCGGCATCGAGCGCGAGGCCGAGTACATCGAGATCGCCCGCCGTCGCATCGAGGCCGCCGAAGCGCAGCAGGTGTTGGAGCTGTTCGCCTGATGGGTGCCCCGCGCAAGTTCAAGCCCAGGGCCGGCACGCAGGGCAAGCAGACGGGCAAGGCGCCTTACGTGTCGCAGGCGAAGCCCAAACTGGACGAGAGCCTGCGCCTCAAGCTCTACACGCCGCAGGACTGGCAGCGGACGCTGCACGAGTCGCAGGCGCGCTTCAGGGTGGCCGTGGTGGGGCGGCGCGCGGGCAAGACCACGGCGGGCATCAACGAGACGGCCAAGTACTCGTGGGAGCACGTCGAGGACCCCTCCTGGTGGGTGGCCCCGACGCATGCCCAGACGGCCAGGGTCTTCCGCGTCTTCTGCAAGCATTTCGAGACGGCCATCGCCTCTAAGCGCGCCTCCGTGGGGCAGATGGAGATCAGGTGGAAGAGCGGCGGCCTCACGGAGTTCAAGAGCGCGGAGAGGTACGACAACCTCAGAGGCGAGGGCGTGGGCTTCCTCGTGCTCGACGAGTTTGCGCAGATGCCGCGTGATGCCTGGATGAGCGTGCTGCGGGCGACGCTGTCGGACACTCTGGGGCGCACGCTGTTCATCGGCACGCCAAGGGGCAAGAACTGGGCCTACGCGCTGTTCCGCAGGGGCGAGAGCGACAGGCCGGAGGACGCCGACTGGGAGAGCTTCTCGTTCCCCACCTCGGCCTCCATCTACATCCCCCAGAGCGAGATCGACGACGCGCAGGCGATCCTGCCGGTGGACGTCTTCAACCAGGAGTACATGGCCGACTTCCTCGACGAGGCGGCCGGCGTCTTCCACGGAGTCGCGGGCTGCGTCTACGGGGACCTCGCCGACGAGCCCGACCCGGCGGGGCATCACTACGTGCTCGGCGTCGACTGGGCCAAGCACACCGACTTCACGGTCATCACGGTGATGGATACCGACGCCATCAGGGACAGCCAGGTGACGCCGCACGTGGTGCGCATGGAGCGCCTCAACGTGCTCAACTACGTGGTCCAGATGGACAGGGTGGAGCAGGTCGCCAAGAAGTACAACGCGCAGGCCATCCTCGTCGACTCGACGGGCATCGGCGAGCCGCTGCACGACGGGCTCGCGATGAGGGGGCTGCCGGTCTACCCCTACCACCTCTCGGGGATGCGCAAGACGCAGCTCATCCAGAGCCTCTCGGTGGCCATCCAGTCGAAGGCGATCAGTTTCCCGGAACTGCCGGTGCTGCTCGCCGAACTCGGCTCCTACCAGTACACGATGAGCCCCTCGGGGACCATCGTCTACGCGGCGCCGGTCGGGGACCACGACGACACGGTGATCTCGCTGGCGCTGGCCGTGTGGGCGGCGCAGCACCCTGTATGGACGCCGGACGCGAGGTTCGTGGTCGAAGATTCGAGCGACTGGTCGATTTCGCCGATCTGAGCCTAATGCTTGCATGCGCATGCAAATGCGCGTATCGTGCTGCCCGTGGAGCTTACTCCCGCCGTGCGCGGAGACGGTCCGGGGACGAACAATGTCCCCAGCGTCGCTGACTCCACCCTGATAGAATCCTTCCTCGCTTCATCCGCCGCCAACGAGCAGATGCTCTCCGAGCGCATCGCCGAGCTTGAACTGGCCATCGAGGACGCCGGCTGGCAGCGCATCCTCGGCGGCGAAGAGGACTTCGAGTTCTCCCCCGGCGGGCTCAAAAGAATCATCAGACTCAGCCGCCTCTACGCGCTCAAGAACCCGGTCATCAAGCGCCCCGTGCAGTTGCAGGCGGTCTACGTCTTCGGCCAGGGCATCTCCATCCACTCGTCCGAGCCCGAGGTCGAGAAGGTCGTGCAGGGCTTCCTCGCCGACATGGGCAACCGGCGCACCTTTACCAGCCTCGACGCCTGCATGGGCAACGAGCGCCGCCTGAGAGTCGAGGGCAACCTCTTCCTGCGCCTCTTCACGAAGGGCTCGGGGCGCGTGCAGATACGGGTCATCCCCACCGAGCAGATTCTCGACGGCGACGTGGTGCGTAACCCCGACGACGCATCCGAGGTCCACTTCTACATCCGCCGCTGGCAGGAGAACGGCCGCGAGCACTCAGCCGCCTACCCCGACGCCGACTACCTGCACGAACTCGAAGCGGAGAAGAGCGCGCGGCCCTCGCTGGCCTCCGAGATGGTGCAGGACTCGCATCTCGCCGACGTGCAGATCGACTGGGAGACGCCCGTCATCCACGTGAAGACCGGCGGCTACGCGGAGATGAAGTTCGGCGTCCCCGAGACGTATGCAGCCCTCGACTGGGCGCGCGCCTACAAGGAGTTGCTCGAGGACTTCAAGAAGATCGTCAAGAGCCTCGCCAAGTGGGCCTGGGACCTCAAGAGCGGCTCCGATCAGGCCTCGGTGAACGCCGCCAAGGCGGCCTTGCAGTCGTCGCTGGGTCTGGCCTACTCAGCCGAGGAGACGAACCCCGCGCCGGTCGCCGGCTCGGCCTTCATCCACAGGACGGGCGTCGACCTCAAGGCCGTGGACGTCTCCCGCGCCGTCATCGACCCGGAGACTTTCAACCGCGTGATGATGATGGTCTGCGCGGCCACCGACACGCCCAGCAACTTCTTCGGCGACGCGGCTTCCGGCAACCTCGCCAGCGCCAAGACCCTTGACCGGCCGACGGAACTCACCTTCCGCATGAGGCAGCAACTGTGGAAGGACATCTTCGCCCGCGTGCTCACCTTCGTCATCGAGGCCGCGGCCACCAGCGCCACGAACACGAAGATCAAGTCGGACGGCTACGACGAGGCCACCGGGCTGATGAAGGTCATGGTCGGCGGCGAAGAGATTGGCACCACCGTCAACGTCGACTTCCCGCCGGTCCTGCAGAAAGATGCGCAGGCAGAGGTGCAGGCGCTCGTCACTGGAATAACCGCCAATGGGCAGTCCATCCAGATAATGAATGACGGGCCGACCATCCTGCGCATCTTCCTGGAGGACCTCGGCATCAAGGACATCGACGAGATCGTGGAACTGTTCTACCCCTCTGACGGCTCTGAGTCGAAAGCTCGGCCCATCGAGACGTTCGAGGCACCAAAGACCCCGGAGGAGAAGAACTCCGAGCCTGAGCCTCTGCCGTTCGGCATGCCGGCCAGACTCCCGGCCGCCGCTTCTCCCGAGGCCCCGCTTGGCGACCAGCCTACAGCACAAGCAAAGGCTGGCTTCGCCAACGCGGGGGGCAGGAAGAACCGCGGCGGGCCGAACAACGCCGCCCCCAAGCGTGCTCAGGAGGCCGTCTCCGAAGAGGCCGAGGCGCGCATGGAGTTCATGAACGCACTGCTGGCGATGAGGGGCAAGGATGCCTGATGTGGCCCTTGGGCGCGCCCTCGCTGCGACTCTCTACCTTCATCGCGTCGAGGCGCTTGCCCCTGCCGTCGAGGTCCTCCGGGCTGACGTTCAGCAACTGTTCGCCGAACAGGGTCACGACGTGCTCTGGCTGCTCTACCGCAACGACCCGCTTGCGTCTGAGGCCGGGGGTCGGACGGCCGACGAGCGGCGCACGGCTCTCATCATGGCGGCCATCGCCGCGGCGCTTGCGGCGCGCTTGAGCCGCGACGTCGCGCACCTCTCTCCGGGCCTCGCGCAGGCCCTCGCGGTCGCCCTCGCGCAGGCGAGCCTGGCGCGCTACGGAGTCCGCGGCTCGCTGGCCAGCATCAATGCGCAACGCTGGATTGCCATGCACGGCGCCGAACTGGTCAAGGGCATCAACGAGTTCACCCGCGACTCGCTGCGCAGCCTGCTGGCGCGCAGCCTCGCCAAGGGCGTGCCCCTCGACGACATCGCCCGCCAGATGGTGACGCGCTTCGCAGACATGAACTACGCCCGCGCCTACAGGATCGCCCGAACTGAGGCCAGCAAGGCATGGTCGTTCGCCGAACTTGAGGGCGCTCGTCTCATGGAGGAATCAGGTTTCACCGTTCTGAAAGAGTGGCTGCTCGGCCCGCTCCACCCGCGCTTCGACCTCTGTGACATGAACTCCCAAGCCGGCGGAATCCCCATCAACGAGCCGTTCCCCACGGGGGACATGGCGACGCCGCAACATCCGAACTGCGGCTGCTCAATCGCCACCTACCCAGACCCCAGAGTGGAACAGCCATGGGGTACGACAGTGCTTGGCCAGGTGCTCCTCATGCCGTGGCCGAACAACGACGAGGTGAACTATGCCGCCTGAAACAGCGCCTCCCGTAGAAGAGGCCGAACTGACGCAGTCCGAAGAGAACATCATCTCCCTCACGGAGAAGGCCGTCGCCAAGGACGGCACCATGGAGATGAAGGTCATCGCCCCCGGATGGGGAGCATCGGGCCACTACAGCGAAGAGGTGCTGCGCCGCGACGGCCCGACCGCTTGGCCCGCGGGCACCCTCATGTTCTTGGACCACTCAACCGAGAGCGAACGCCGTGAGCGTCCCGAAGGCAGCGTCAGGGACCTCGCTGCGGTGACCGTCTCGACGCCCGCCTACCAGGAGAACGGCAAGGCCGGTCCCGGCCTGTACGCACGTGCTGCGGTCCTGCCGACTCATCGCGAGACGGTCGAGGCGCTGGCCCCCTACATCGGCGTCTCCATCCGCGCCAAGGGCCGCTACGAGGCCGGCGAGGCAGAGGGCCGCAAGGGCCACATCATCCAGTCCATCACGGCCGGTGAATCAATCGACTTCGTGACCAAGCCAGGCGCCGGCGGCAAAGTGCTGGCGCTCATGGAGAGTCTGCGTGGCAAGCAGGACACCGCCTCTGAGGCGGCCGACACAACCCGCCAATCCGAGGAGAAGCAGATGGAATTGAAGGAAGCAGAGGACCGCATCAGCACGCTGGAAGGCGAACTGACCGAGTCCGCAAAGAAGCTCACCGAGGCCGAGACGGCCATCGCCGAGCAGAAAGTGCGCGCTGACCGCGCCGAGACGGCTCTGGCGGCCGTCGAAGCGCAGTCGACCGCGCGCAAGGCCCTCGAGAACGTCAAACTCCCGGACGCCAGCAAGGACCGCATCGTCGAGGCGATCTCCCTCAACCCGCCCCTCACCGAGGGCAAGCTCGACGCAGACGCCGTCAACGCCAAGGTCGCCGAGAGCGCCAAGGCCGAGGCCGAGTATCTCGAGCGCGCGCTCGGGACCGGCAAGGTCACCGGCATGGGCCAGTCCGACAAGCCCGACGCCGCGAAGGCCCTCAAGGAGACGTTCACCAAGATGTACGTCGATCAGGGGCACAGCCCCGACGAAGCAGACAAGCTCGCGTCCATCGCTGCGAGCGGGAGGTAAGAGAAGATGGCCAACAACCTCGTCATGCCGTTCCCCATGACGCTGCGCGTGGCGGCATCGGACCCCGCTGTTCCAGTTTCGGGTAGTCCTTGCCGCTACGGCATGATCACGGGGGTCGCACTCACCGATGAAGACGGTGCTGGAATCTCCACCATCGACATCTCGACCAAGGTCTGGGACCTGCCGGTCACCGACACGCTGGGCGGCAACATCACCCCCGGCACGGCGCTGTTCTACATCGACGCCACCGACCGCCTCGAGAACCTGACCACCGGCTGGTTCTTCGGCATCGCGCTGGAGGGCGTGGTCGGCACGCAGACCATCAACGTCCTGCACGTCCAGAGCCCCGGCGCGGGTTCGGTCGGCGCGGGCACCGTCGGTGCCGCCGCCCTGGCCGCCAACGCCGTCGAGACGGCGACGATCCTCAACGCCAACGTCACGCTCGCCAAGCTGGCCGCCGAGTCGGTCGACGGCTCCAAGATCGCCGAAGCGGCTGCGTCCAGCGTCATCGGCGCGGTGCCGCTGCTCTACCACACCACCATCGCCGACGTGGGTGCCCCGACGGCCTACGACATCACTGTGACCAGCAAGATTCACGTCGCCGATGCGTGGATCGTCAGTACCGCCGTCGGTCATGCGGCTAACGACACCCTGCGACTCAGCAGCACGGCCGCCAACATCACGAACGTCATGGTGAAGACGGACGTCGACAACGCCGTCGTCCGTGCCACCACCATCGACCACGCCAACGCCGACATCGCCAACGGCGGCATCCTGCGCTGGACCGCCACCAAAGCCACCAACTGCGCCTGTGAGGCATACGTCCTCGCCTACCGCGTCGCGTAAGCGGACGAGAAGGGAACGAAATCATGACTGAGTTTCTTCAGCTCATGGAGAGCGACGAAGGCTTCACGAGGACCGCAGCCAACGGGGCGAACCCGGCGGCACTCACCGAGGCACTTCGTCTGATCCGCAACGAGCACAGCCTGCCGCGTCACCGCCACCAGTACCTGCTCAAGGAGGCCATCACGACCTCCGACTTCCCCACGCTCTTCGGGGTGCTCCTGCAGCAGGACCTGCTGGCCAAGTACCGGGCCGAGATTCCCGACTGGCGCGCGTACTGCGCCACCGGGACGCTGCCCAACTTCAACATCGCCACGAAGCACAAGGTCTTCGGCCAGGAAGGCGTCCTCCCCGTGATCGCGGAGAAGGGTCCCTACACCGCCGTGCCGAGTGGCACTGGTCACTACCACGGCCATCTGCACAAGTACGGCCGCGTCTTCGACATCTCGTGGGAAGCCGTAATCAACGACTCCATGGGGGCGTTCAGCGACATCGCCGAGCGCTTCTCCGTGGCGGCCACCCGTACCGAGGTGTTCAACGTCACGTCCCTGATCGCCGCTGTCGGCGGCCCCAACGCGGGCCTCTTCGGCGCTCCTATCGCCGACGTGGATGGCCAGAACGTGACCAACTTGGGCGCGCTGGCACTGACCATCGCGAACCTGCAGACCACGATGCGCCGGATGTCGGCCCAGGTCGACGCAGACGGCCTCCCCGTGCAGATTCGTGGCACGCACCTCGTAGTGCCCCCGGCGCTCGAGATGACGGCGAGGGCGATCCTCTCCGCGACGACCGTGTGGGCGACCGCGGCAGCCTTCCCCGGCGTGCCGGACATCAACATCACCCCGCAACTCGGCATCAAGCTCCACGTGAACTCGTACCTGCCGGTCGTGGACGCCTCCGCTAACCACGACGGCACCTGGTATCTGTTCGCCGAGCCTTCGCAGGGTCGCGCGATCCAGATGGACTTCCTCGCCGGACAGTCCAGCCCGGAAATCTGCATGAAGTCCTCGGACAAGATTCCGGTCGGCGGCGGCGGCGAGATGAGCCCCTACGGCGGCGACTTCGCCACCGACGACATCTTCTATCGCGTCAGGCACGTGATGGGCGGCTGGCAGCTCGATCCGCGCTTCGCCTACGCCCAGGTCAGCGTCTGACCTGACTGACGACTCAGGCCCCGCCCCTGCGCGCATGGGGGCGGGGCCGTGACGGAAGGAAAGACACGTGTCCGACATCTGCCCAATCTGCGGAGAGCCGCACGGCAAGGGAGTCCCCAACACGCCCGAGGTCACCCGCAGGCAGCCCGCGCCCGAGCCGCAGCTCGTAGCGAGCGTACCCGAAGAGGTGCTGCCGCCGGTCGCCGAGCCCGAGCCCGACGTGCTGGCCGACTTCATCGACGAGTCCCCCGAAGTCGACGAACCCGAACCGGAGCCGGAGCCCGAGAAACCCGTCGTCGACCGCTCGCGCATGAGCTTCAAGAACCTGCGCGCCGAGGCCAACGAGAAGGGCATCACCGTACCCTTCGGCGCCACCAAGGCAATACTCCTCGCCATCCTTTCCGAGGACGACGCAAAGTGACCTGGACCTACGACCCCACGACCGATCTCGGCAAGTGCCGCCTGCTCTGCAGCGACACCGATTCCACCCGCCAGATCATGTCCGATGAGGACCTCGCGGCGTTCATCGTCATGGCAGGCCACTACATGCCGGCCGCAGCCATGGCGCTCGACTCCATCGCCGCCAACGAAGTCCTCTCCCTGAAAGTCCTCAACATCATGGGCATGAGCACCGACGGCGCTTCGGTCGCCAAGATGCTCATGGCCCGCGCCCAGAAGATTCGCGACGACTACATGCGCTACTCGGCCGCCAACGGCCCCGGCTTCGCCACCGCCGAGATGCCGGACGGCACCTTCTCATGGGACGAGAAGATTCTCAAGGAGTACATGAGGGGCCACCTCTGATGATCCAGTCGACGCCCATCGCCGGAGCGGTGCTGCGCTCAGCCCTCTCAGGGCGCTTCATCGACCTCATCACCATCCGCAGGCCCACGGCCACGGTCAACACCTACAACGAACCCGTGGACGCCTACACCGACCTCGCAGGGCATGTCGACTTGCACGCCGTGGTGGCGCCCGGCGACATCTACGCCAAGATGAAGCGTCAGGAGACGGCCACCAGCCAGGACACCACCGAGTACGAGTACCTGCGCGTCATGCTGAACGGCTACTACCCGCTCATCGACCTCACCGACCACCTCGAGTTCGACGCCTTCGAGTGGGACATCGTGGCCATCGACTGCGACTCCACCAAGTCCTTCACGCAGATTCTCGTGCAGCGCATCACGCCGGGGTCTGTCTGATGATGCGCATCGAGGTCATCGGCGCCGACGCGGTGGCCCAGAGCTTCCTAGCTGCTGCTGCCGCCGTGACCGCGCAGAAGCCCATGTGGCTCGTGCGCGGCGGGGCGCTGACGAAGACCGCTGTGGCGGGTGAGATCACGGCGCAGGGACTCGTCGAGACGGGCGCACTCCGGGGCAGCGGGCGCATCTTCGGGCTTGCCGGCGACTCCATCTCCGTGGGCTTCGGCCAGGGCCTTGAGTACGCGCAGGCGCTGGAGCGCGGAGCCATGCCACACCCCATCGTGGCGAGCAAGGCCAGCAACCTCAAGTTCTACTGGGAGAAGGCCGGCATGTGGTTCCTCGGCCCGGCGGTCATGCACCCCGGCAACCGCCCCTACGCCTACGCGCGCAACGGCGCTGCTACCGCAGGGCCGGTCCTAGCGCGCATGGTCCTCGGCCAGATCAAGGCGATCTTCTCATGAGCTTCCAGTCGACCCTCATCGGCAAACTCACCGGGGACGTGGCCCTACACAACTTGGTGGCCGACCGCATCTGGCCGGACAAGGCGCCGCAGAAGCCGACGCTGCCCTACGTCATCCTCTTCGAGTTGCAGAGCCGTGACCAGCAGGCGTTCTCCAACGCCGTCGTCATCGGCCGCCAGGTCTTCCGCTTCGTCATCAACGCCGACACCTATGGGAGCGGCGTCGATGTGGGAGCGGCGCTCTGGACGGCCCTCGTCGGCTCCGGCTACGCGATCCTCTCTGAGGACGAGCGCAGCGACACGAACGCGATGACGGGTATCCATCGCCGCGACCTCGACGTGAGGATCGCGTATGTGCCCTGAGAACCTCTACCCGCAACTCACGGCGGCGCTCATCACGGCGCACGCAGCGATTGAGAGCGTGCTTCTCCAGATCGCGGAAGAGAAGCCCACAGCCGAAGCGGTCGAACTCAAGAACGTGGCCACGGGCGAGTGCCCGCACCGGGAACGCAAGCCGATGATGGGCGGGCACTGGTGGTGCCCCACGTGCGGGGCTTCAGGATGAACACAGAGAAGGAGAAGCAGATGGAGAGTACCTATCGTGCGGTCGTGGGCCTGCGCTACCCGAGTACGCCGGAAGGCTACAAGCAGGCGTTCGCGGCGAAGACGGACGAGGACTTCGCAGCCATCACGTGGGCGCGCTCGGAGCCCGGTGAGCCGGTCCCCGACTACGTCATCAAGGCGAGCCCCTGGCTGGTCGAGCAGGCCAAGGTGGAGAAGGGCCAGCCCACCGCCAAGCCGGCCGCCAAGCCCGCCCCTTCACCTCTCGCAGAGAAGAAGGAGGGGTAAGCCATGACCAAGCGAAACTCCGCGGACATCGGCTTCGTTCTGCTTGGCCCCGTCAACCTCACCTCAATCACCGACAAGATGGAGATTTCCGTCGACAACCCGGTGAAGGACACGACGCCCTTCGGCGTCACGGCGGCGCAGTTCGGCCAGCCGGGCCTCAAGACCTACGCGCTCACCGGCCACGACGGCTGGTTCGACGACACGCAGTACACGGCCGCCTCGCAGATGGTGGCGATGGCCAACGTGGAGAGCGTCTTCATGATGGCCCTCAAGGGCAACACCGCGGGCGTGGACGCCATCTGCGCGAAGGGCGTGCTCAACGCCGGCCTCAAGAACCCGGTGGCCGTGGGCGAATACCACCGCGCGTCCATGGAACTCGGCGTCTCCGGGGTCATCGACAACGCCGTCATCGTCGCGCCGCTCGCATCCTACGCGGGCAACATCGACACGGAGGCCGCTCACCTCGACCTTGGGGCGACCGGCGGCGGCACCACGGGCGGCACGGCCTACATGAGCTGCCCCGTGCTGGCCCTGACCGGCTCGACGAACCTCATCCTCACGATTCAGGACTCAGTCGACCACGCCACGTGGGCCGATCACGACGTGTTCACGGCGCTCACGGCAGTCGGCGCGCAAGCCAAAGTCTCCACCGACATGACGGTCAACCGCTACCTCGCCTACAAGGCGGTCTACACCGGCCTCGCCGGGACGCCGTCTGCTTCGTTCGTACTAGCGTACAAGGTCAACGCACCTCACTAAGGAGCCACCATGGCAAAACGCAGCTCAGTAGACGTCCTCTTCGAGGTGGACAAGGCAGACGGCGGCGCGCTCACCAGCGGCCTCACCCCGTTCATCACCAGCATCGGCGATCTGGCCGTCAACAAGGGCACCGTCGACTCGACGCCCTTCGGCGTCAGCGCCGCGCAGTTCCTTCTCGGCGTGCTCACCAAGTACGAGCCCATCGACATCGGCTTCATCTACGATGATGCCGCCGAGCCCGCCCCCAACGCGGTCTTCGACACCACCAAGGTCGTCCACGCCGTGACGCGCTCCTTCAGCCTCACCGTCGGCGGCACGCGCGTCTACACGGGCGAGTTGTGGATCGCCAGCTGGAAGGTCGGCATGAACGTGGGCGACTACCACCAGTGTACCGCCACCGTGCAGTTCACTGGCACCATCGCCGTCGCATGAGCCTTCTCGAACACGGAAAGCGCGTCTACCTCGACGAGTCGGGGCAGGACAAGTCAGACTGGGTGGAAGTGCGTGAACTCTCCTTCGAGGAGGTTCGCGCCTTCCGTCAGAGCGTGCGGGACGCGGAAGTCCTGCCGGGCGAGGAGAAGGCAGAGGCCGAGGGCTACGAGATGGCCCGCATCGTCTGCGAGAAGTGCATCATCGCCTGGTCAGAAGAGGCACCGATCACCCCGGAGAACGTCGCCCGCCTGCCCTTCAAGCTGGCAGTACGGGTGACGGAGGAGGCCGGCCTCGGCGATGCCGGAGAAGAGCCCCCTTTGCCTTCTGGATTGACCTCGAGCGTTTCCTCAGTGGAGACAGTTCTGCAGGAGAACCCGACGAGTACATGACCAGTCTCATCTGCCGGGAGTTCGGTTGTCTGCCGGAAGAGGCCGACAGGCAGCCGGTGGCCCGGTGCTTCAAGATCATGCGACTGCGGCGATACGAGGAGGCCCGTGAGCTTGTGGAGAGTGCGACCGGCGATACGAAGCTGCCCGACTCTCCGATGATAGAGAACGTCGTCATGGCGCAGTTCGCGATACAAAAGCAGGCACGAGAGGAGGCGCTGGGTGGCACTGTTTGAGCATGAAGTAGTCATCCGCGTCGTCATGGACACGTCAGGCGTGACCGCGGGCGCCGCCAAGACGGCAGCGCAGGTCAAGGCCCTCGAGAACACCCTCAACGCATCCGCGAAGAAGGCCGGCGTGCAGTGGGAGCGCGTCGGCCTCGGCATGCAGAACCTCGGCCGCACGATGACGCAGTTCGTCACCCTGCCGGTGGCTGCCGGGTTCGCGGTCGCCACGGTCGCGGGCTACCGCTACGAGAAGGCGCTGCTCAAGGTCAAGAACCTCACCGGCCTCACGGCAGCGCAGACGGCCCTCTACGGCGAGCAGATCAAGAAACTCGCCCCGGCCGTCGGCGTCGGTCCCCAGGCGCTCGCTGAGTCCTTCTACTTCATCGCCTCTTCGGGCTTCAAGGCCAAGGCGGCGATGGAACTGCTGACTATCAGTGCCAAGGCCACGGCGGCAGGGATGGGCGACGCGCAGACGACGGCCGACGTGCTCACCAGCGCGATCAACGCCTACGGCCACGAGAACCTCACGGCTGCACGCGCCGCCGACATCCTCATGAAGACCATCCAAGTCGGTAAGGCCGAGCCGATAGCCCTCGCGCGCTCGCTGGGCCGCATCATGCCGGTGGCGGCGCAGCTTGGCGTCAGCCTCTCGCAAGTCGGCGGTGCCATCGCTGGACTGACCCTCACCGGCCTCTCGTCTGCCGAGGCGGTCACAGCCTTGCGCGGCACCATGATCGCCCTCGTGGCCCCGGCCAAGATGAGCATCGACGAACTCAAGCGCGTGGGCACGTCCTACCAAGAGATCACCGGCATCATCCGCGACAAGGGGCTGCTGCCGGCGCTCGAGTTCCTGCGCCAGAAGACCGACGGCAACATGCTCTCGATGCGCAAGATCATCCCCAACGTGCGCGCCCTCAACGGTGTGCTCTCCCTGCTCGGCGAGAACTACAAGAAGAACGTCATCGTCACGCAGAAGGTCACCGACTCTCAGGGCAAGCTCAACGAGGCGTTCGCCTTCACCAAGACCACGGCCGTCTTCAAGATGGACCAGGCCATCGCGTCTATCAAGACGTCGTTCACGGACCTCGGACAGACAATCCTGCCCACCGTCGCGAGCATCCTCACCAAGATTGCTGGACTGGCCAAAGCCTTTGGGAACATGCCCTCGTGGGTGAAGAACGTGGCCCTCATCGGACTCGCCTTCGTCGCCATTGTGGGGCCGATCACGATGGCAGCGGGCTCAATCATCCGCAGCATCGCGCTCATCAAAGCGGCGATGGCGGGGGCCAGCGCGCTGCAACTCATCGGCGGTCCGGGGAAGATAATCGCCCCGAAGTTGCCGGTAGCGGCGCCCGGCATGCTCCCTGGGGCGGGGACCGGAATCATCGGCGGCTCTGGCGTCCCGACAGCAGCCGCGGGGGCTGCCGCAGGATCAGCCTTCATGGGCGCATTCGCCATCGGGGCAATTGCCGCCATCCCGCTGATCGCAGTCGGCATCACGGCGGCGCTCACCAAGAACATGTCGTCGAAAGAGACGCTCGGCGGCGTGGAGCGGTCGATGAAGGAAGGCGGCGGGATGGCGGCATCCCGGAGCGCAGCAGCGAACGCGGCCTACGTGCAGCAGCGCGCTAAGCTCATCGCCGAGTCGCAGAAGCCCATCATCCAGAAGCTCGAGATGCGCTACTCCGTGGTCGGCTGGGAGCAGGCGCAGAAGGTTCGCGACGCCATCAACACCATCAAGGCGCTCGCCGACAAGGGCATCGAGTTGAACCTCAAGAACCTCGGCAAGCAGGGGCCGGCGGCGCTGGCTGCTCTGCGCGCCACCCTGATGAACGAGTTGAACATCACCGCCAGGCAGGCCAACGCAATCCTCAACACCATCGCCGGGAAGAAGCTCGACTTCAAGTTCCCGAAGCAGATGGGCGATGCGCTGAAGAAGACGAAGGACGAGGTTCAATCAATCGGCGGGGCCATCGTCAAGGGCCTCGCGAAGACTGGCAAGGATGGCGGCTCAGGCCTCGCCAAGGGCATGAACGCAGGGCAGGGGCCGACGCGCGCTGCGGCCAAGGGCCTGACCACGGCAGCGGCCGTAGTGGGCATCGCTGGCAAACTCATCGCTCAAGGTGAAGCCGGTGGCAAGGGACTCGGCAAGGGGCTCGGAAAGGGCGTTGGCCCGACGAGGAAAGCGGCGAGAGACTTGACGGCTGCCGCGGCGAACGTGACCGTCCCCGATGGTTACAGTCTGGGTTCTAGCGTCGGCTCCGGGCTGGCACAAGGGATGCTCGATCAAGTCGGACCTACCCGCGCTGCTGCTGCCGCACTGGGCGCTGCCGCAACGCTGCCTATCAAGAACTGGGTGCAGCCTGGTTCCCCATCCAAGGTCACGATGAAGCTCGGCCTCAGTCTCGCAGAGGGCCTCGTCGCCGGGATGAACAAGGGCAAGACGGCGGTCATCGAAGCGGCCTCTTCCCTGGCCTCGTCCGTCGTCTCCGTCCTCGACGCCGCGCTCGGTGCGGGGGTTGCCATCAACGACCTCGGCGCCAGCAATCTGCCGACCGCGAAGTACGCGGCGAAGTGGGCGAAGAAGGCCGCCAACATGATGAAGGCCATCATCAAGGCCATGCAGGCGGCGTTCGCCGGCATCGACATCGGCAAGGCGACCAAGGGTGACAACGGCAAGACGGCAGGCTGGAAGGCCGACGCCTTCGGCAGCGTCGTCAGCATGGCCGAGGCCGTGGGCTCCATCTTCACGACCTTTGCCGAACTGACCACAGAGAAGATCGACGCGGCCGTCGTCAGCATCAGGGCGGTGAAGGCCAAGGCGAAGACCATCGCCAAGGCCATCGCGGGCCTCGTGCGCAGCATCCTTGCAGTCTTCAACAAGACCGTCGTCAGCGAGTTCGCGGCCTCGGGCGCGACGCGCATCCTTGACCTCGCCAGCGCCATCGCCGGGGTCATCACCACCTTCGCCGTCGTCACCGGCAAGCAGATCGACGATGCCGTGACTGGCCTCGCTTACGTGGCTGGAGACGGCAGCGCCACAAGCCCGGTCGGCAGACTTGCCGCCGCCGTCAAGTCCCTCGCCGAGGCCATCAAGACGGCCTTCACGAAGACGACCTACAGCGACGCGATGCTGACCGCCACCAACGCCGCCTTCGAGTTGGCGAACTCTCTGGCCGGCATCCTCACGACCTTCTCGACGATGACAGACAAGACCGTGAACGATGCCATCACGGGACTCAACTACCTCGCGAAGTTTGAGATCATCGCGCCACTGGCACTTGCCATACGCACCCTCGCGGACGCCGTTGCCTTCGTCTTCAGGGACTCCCTCGCGAACCTCGTAGTAGACGAGGCCGCCAAGGCTGCGATGGACCTCGCGAACAACATCGCCGGGGTCATCGTCACCTTCTCCACAATCACGAAGGGCACCGTCGACCTCGCCATGGTCGGCATCGCCAACGTGGTCGCCTCGGCGCCACTGCTCGGCGAGAAGCTCAAGGAGATGGTGAACGCGCTGAAGACCCCCCTGCTGGCTGTCGCCGCCGATCCTGCCTTCACGCCCACAGGCGAGGTTGCTACCAAGGTCGCCGCCTTCGTCAGTGACATCGCCAGCGTCATCGGCAGCCTCGCGGGCCTCTACTCGAAGTCCACCGACAGCGAAGGCGTGGAGACGATCACAGACTACGTCGACCTTGCCATCACGGGCGCGAAGAACGTGGCCGCTCGCGCAACCGAACTTGGCACCGAACTGAAGGCCATGGTCCGCGCCCTCTCGAACGCCCTCCTCGAGGGCCTCGACATGGTGCAACTCGCCAACCTCACGCCGGTCCTCGGGAAGCTCAGCGAGATTGCCACGGCCATCAAGGACATCGTTCTGGCGCTCGCCGAGATGACCGCCGAGAAGCTGACCGGCGCGCAGGACTCCGGCGCGGCTCTCGGGGCGGGCTTCCTTGCCGGGCTCCGCTCGCAGTACGACCTCATCATCGCCGAGGCGAAGCGCATCGTCACCGACACCAACACCATCCTCGCGGGCGGGTCTGTGGGAGCGACAGTCCTGGCCTCCGCAGCCGCTGGAGCGGGCACCGGCAAGTCGACCACCATGGTCAACGTGACCTTCTCCGGCGACATCAACGCCGTCACGCCGGCCGTCGCGCAGAAGTCCGGGGAGAACATCGCCGCGGCCGTCATCAAGACGCTCGCCGACGCGAAGCGCTCAACCCTCAGGGGGTCAGCATGACCGATTACCTCGGCCCGCTGACCTTCGGCGCCAACAGCGCCTCCGACACCTACTGCCTGACGAAGTGGGATTCGGACGGGGGGGCAGCCAGCCTCGAGGTGATTGTCAAGGGTACGAGTTCCGACACGCTCGCGACCTACATGGAGGCGCTGATAGCGCAGCTGCGCATCGGCAACACCTACGCGCACTTCCAGCCGGGCAACACTTACCCCACGGTCTACACGGTCGTCGGCGTCTCCGCCTTCAAGCTCGACGCGCTCGAATCGTGGCACGCCTTCTGGCAGCGCGTCTCCTTCGCCCTCACCCTGGCCGGACAGCCCGCCGGAGCCCTCACTACCCTCTACGCCGCTACTTCGACGCTCACGCCTGCCTCACAGCCTCTTAGCGCCCTCCTCGGCACGAACCCGACGATGCTCGACGTGACCATCGATGACTCGTCCGGCAACGACATGCACTCGGTCTGGTGCGCGCTCGCGCCCACCGCGCTATCCGACGCCAAGTGGCGCGTCTATGCCGACGCGCTGACGTGGACGACGATGAGCAACGACAGCACTGCCTGCGGCGCTCTCACCTACTTCTGGAACGCGCACAACCGCTACACCGTCTCGTCCTCGTACCAGACCGCGCCGCTCGACACCGCGCAGTACCCGGGGGGCAAGTACCGCCTCCTGGCACGTGTCTGCCAGGAGGCCGGGATGGGCTACGTCAAGGACTCGCAGAACGATACGGCTGTGGCAATCACGCGCACCACGCCGCACCTGCTCGTCATCGGCGACCTCGACCTGCCGACCGCCGATACGGCCCCGGGCACGGCAGCGAACCTGACCGTCAGCGTCAAGTCAGACGGCACGAACGACTGCATCATCAACGCCTTCCTGCTCATCCCGCTTGACTACGGCTTCTTCAGTTGGCATCACGCTACGGCGACCACCGAGATCGACCAGCTCGACGTCGGCCCCACGGGCGTCTTCATGGACGGTACGTGCGACGCCACCTACCTGGCCGGCGGCCCGCTCGTGCCACGCATCCTTGCCGCGCACGTCGGCACGCTGGTCGCTACGGCTTCGCCGACGGGCGCGAACTGGCCCGCCGATTGGGGACGCACCGACGGCACCGACGTGACCGCTGCCAGCAGCAAGTTCCACGTCGTGCTCGTCACCGAGAGCAAGTTCGCCTGGTACGCGGCAACCAACCTCGCCACGCCGCTCGTCATCCCGGGCGCGTGGTATGAGCTGACTCTGACGCGGCAGGTCACGGCGCGCTCGGCGGGCGCGGCCACGGTGGACATCGTCTGGCAAGACCTCGACGGGAACACCGTGCTGACGCAGAACCTCTCCAGCGTGACGGCCACCGATGCCTCGCCGGTCAACCTCGAACTGTACGCCAAGGCTCCCGCTCATGCCGCGCGGGCGCAGGTCAAGGTTGGCGGCGGCGCGGGCGCGACCATCACGGCGGACTTCTCGGCGGTCGTCCTGCGGCGCTGCCCGCTGCGCCTCATCGTCGTGGCTGAAGACGCTACGGGGGCGCTGTCCTCGAACACGCACGCGGTGGCGCTCACGCTGAAGTACCGACCGTATTATGAGGTTTCGCGCTAGTGCCATCGATCATCAAGATCGCCGGCTTCGACTGGACCTCCACGTCCGGCCCCTTGTGCGTCACCGGCGTGCAGCTCTCAGGCTCTATGCCCGGCGGTCACGGATCGGCCTCCTTCGAGGTGCCGGTGGGGAACGCCTACCTAGCGCCGCATCACACCCTCAAAGAAGGCGCCTGGATAAGCATCTACGACGACGCCCACGAGCTGTATGAGGGCGAGATATTCTCCGTCAAGCCGGTCATCGACATCGGCGGTCAGCACAAGCTCTCTGTGGTCTGCGGCGGCCTCATCTCTGTGGCCGGCAAGCGCGCAGACGTGTCGGCTACTTGGGTGCACCGCGGGTCCGAGGGCTGGCGACTGCTGCCCGTGGCCAGCGAAGACCAGTTCGGGATAGCGCGAGTGGACGCCGGGGCCATCGAACTGCGCGTCAAGGCGGGGACGTCGTACCTCTCGCCCACCGTGTGGCTCGACGCCTGCTACGTGCTCGACGATGGACTCTCGGACGACGCGATCTCCTACGTCTCCGGCATCGTTGACTGGAACGTCGCGACAGACAGCGGCAACACCTGGTCATGGTGGCTGTACGGCTCTGCGACGCTCGGCAGTGCGTTCGACGCCGCAGCTCTCATCACCCACAGCAACGACAGCGGCGCGGCCAGTGCCTTCACGGCGACTCCGGTGGCGGGCACGAAGGTGCTCACGGCGCGCTTGCGCTGCACGGGCATGATCGCCGTGTCGACGGTGCCGCAGTTCGTGACCTTCACGGAAATGAACATCTTCGGCCGCGCCCGCACTACCAAGCCGCGCATCGACGAGGCCATGGTCGACCTCGCCACGCGCACCGGACTTGCCACCTCGTCCCTCTCCGAACCCGTCGGCGCGATGCTGGATGACCTGCGCATCGGCAACGGCCTCGCCAAGGTCACGGCGGCGGGCGGCATGTCCACCGTCGCGGGCCTCTACGCGCAGCCTTTCGAGTGGGGCTTCTGGGACGAGAGGGCCTTCATCTGCAAGCCGCAGCCGCTGGTCCCCGCGAACGACTCGAAGGTCATTGTCGTCGGCGGCGGCAACCCCGGCCTCGATTCCTGGGACGTCGCCGAATACGACGAGGACGTGCCGGACTACGCCTGCGTGCACTTCGGAAACAAGGACGACGCGACCCTGCCGGAAGGCTGGCCGCGGCGACTCTATCGGCCCTCCACGCCCGCGGACGACGCCGACCTGCGCGTCGAGATCGTCGACTTCTCAAGCCTCATCCTCAGCGACGCTGCGGCCGCCGCGGCAGGGGACAATATCGTCGGCACGGACGCCGGTGACACGCCGACCGGCTACGTCTTGGACGCCGAACCGGCGCGCGCCGACTCGGGCAAGTGGCCGGGGAACAACGCCGACCCCACGGCTGCCTACCGCGAACTGGTCCAGGTCATCGACGGCACGCTTTCCGGCTTCGCCTACACGGCGGTCAGCGGCTGGTCGGGCAGCAACTCGCCTGCGGACCCGTGCTGCCTGGCGGGTGACGGGACGAACGACTATGTCAGTTTCGGTGACGTGGCTGCCTGCGACTTCGGGACCGGACCCTTCACGGCGCGTGAGTGGCTGAAGTTCGACGCCTTGCCGAGCGGCGCAGCGGTCGCTTTCGGCAAACTCGACGGCGACCGTGGATGGTCACTTGGCATCACGAACGCGGGTCATCTGCGCGGCTACGTGGGCGGCTCGGGTGCGGTCGCGCCGGGCTTCTCGGCGACCGGCGGCACGAAGACCACGGACGGCTCGTATACGGTTCACAAGTTCACGGCCACCGGCGGGAGCACCCTCTCTTGCGCCGAGGGGACCAGCATAGACGCTGAGTACATGGTCGCTGGCGCCGGCGGCGGCGGTTCCACGGGCGGCGGCGGCGCGGGCGGCTATCTCACCGGCACAGTGACGCTGAGCGGCAGCGTGCCGATCACAGTCGGGCAAGGCGGCCCGGGCCACATCTATACGACTTCCGGAGACGACGGCGGCCAGAGCGCACTCGGGGCCATCACCGCCGCAGGCGGCGGCGGCGGCGCGCGAGGCGCAGGGTATAACGGGAGGAGTGGCGGTTCCGGCGGCGGCGGCGGCTGGATAAACGGGGCCGGGACCACGACCGGCGGCAGCGCGACTCCGGCCGGGCAGGGCAACGCGGGCGGCGGCAATGCCGCCACGGCCGCTAAGGCGGGCGGTGGTGGTGGCGCAGCGGCGGCAGGCGGGGAGCCGCATCCGACAGGTCACAACGGCGACGGCGGCGCGGGCTACGACAACGATATCGTTCTCACCGGCACGAACGTCGGTTACTGCGGCGGCGGCGGCGGCGCGGGCTACTCCGCGGGCAACCCCGGCGGAGCGACGCACGGCGGCGCGGCCGGCAGTGACGCCGTGGCGCAGACTCCGGCCGCCACGGCCAACTGCGGCGGCGGCGGCGGGGCACACTCAGCGATTACCTACTCCGGCGGCGACGGCGGCTCTGGCATCGTCGTGGTGCGCTACCTGACCCCGGCCGCCGCAGCCAACTGCCGCCAGCAGACCGGCGACACGGTGATGGCTGTCGGCGTGTGGTACTGCTGCGAGATGAGCTACGCGGGCAGCGGCGCGGACATTGCCCTGCACATCAACGGGCACGCCGAGACACTGACGGCGGGCGGCGCGGTCGGAGCCCACGACCTTTCCAACGCCGGCAACCTGCAGATGTTCAAGGGCTCGGCCGCGCCCTACATGGACGGCTCGCTGGGACGCAGCACGGTCTGGCTGCGAGCTCTCACCACGGACGAGGCGCTGACCGACTACGGCGTCGGGCAAGGTTCCTACAACCGCAGCCGCGCCAAGGGCACCGTCGTCATCACCGGCACCGTCAAGAATCGCCTCGGCACGCCCGTACCCGCGAAGCACGTCCGCGCAGGCTGGTGGATACAGAATCTCGACCGGCAGACGGACCCGGCGAAGGCGCCGGACACGCTCTACATCACGGGGCACAGCGTCGACCTCGCGGCGGGCAAGAACGCCCTGACCATCGGTATCGACTGGATGGAGAAGGAGATCGGCGTCAGGCAGGCCGAGCTGCTGGCTATCCCGGCGACCGACCAGACCGTGCCCGATGCGGAGAGTATGCCAGGCGTGACGCCCTATGAGCCTACGGACAGTACGACGACGACCCCTCCTTCCCTTGGGGGACAGACTCAGTTCAGGGGCGGCGGCACCGTCGTAAGCGGTATGCAGGCTCCAGCGGGCTATCAGTGGGTCGATGCAGGAGAAGCCAGCATATCGAATCCCGATGGCTCTTGGGGGGCTTGGCTTGACCAAGGGCTTGTTCTTCGTGCAATCGGACAACCATGGAGCCGCTGATGAGCGACGCCTTCGAGAAAGCGATGGCCTCCATCGCCATCAACTCGGTCAAGAACGGCGGGCCCACGATTCAGGACGTGCTCACGGCGCTGGTCGCCAAGAACGAGGACGACGACGGCCGCGCCGAAGTGTTGCGCGACGAGACGCGGGTCAATCGCAAGGTGAACGAAGAAGACCACCATGCCATCATCTCGTCCATCGACGCTCACCTCGTGCAGGCCGAGGTCTTCTTCGCGCGCGTCACCAAGCTGGAAGCCTACAAGGAGGACAGCGAGCGCACCTGCGAGGGCCGCGTCAAGAAGCTCATCGCCGACGAGCACTCCGTCGTCCACGCCGCGCACATGGCCGACCTGCACCCGCCCGAGCGACGCGCTACCGACCCTGAGGACGCCGAGTTCACGGAGCGGCGCATGGCGCAGCCGCCCGAACTGGCCGACCTGCTCATCAGTTGGAAGCGCCTCAAGTGGTTCATCATCGTGGTCGTGGCGGCCCTCGTGGTCATGCTCGCCGACCAGCTCGGCAACATCATCTTCGGAGGCATGACGTGAGCGACTCCCTCATCGCCTGTCTCAACGCTGCCGGGGTCTCCTGCCGCGCGCTCTCCTCGTGGTGCCGCTGCCGGGACGGAGACGGCAAGGAAGACGCCTGCGAGTCCTGCTACCTCGAAGACGCGGAGGACTGCGACGCCAAGGTCATCGAGACGCTCGTGAGCCGCGTCGTCAACGCCACCGGCCACGTCGACGAGGTGCTCAACCAGCGCGACTACTGGAAGCAGATTGCCGACCGCATGTGCAACATCGTTATGGCGCGTGAACAGGAGGGTGATTGTGATGAGTGAGTGGCTCAAGGCGTACAAGTGGTGGCTCATCGCCGCCCTAGCGATCTTCGTCGTGGCTGTGGGCGTCACCGTGGTCGCGTCGCAGGAGGCCGAGAAGGCACCGATTGAGCCGACGCTCACGCCGACCTTCAACGTCAAGGACTACGGGGCGAAGGGTGACGGCAAGACGCTCGATGAGGCCGCAATCCTGAAGACCATCGCGGCCGCCAAAGGAGCCATCGTCTACTTTCCGGCGGGCAACTACCTCGTCAAGGCGTCGTTCAAGCTGCCACGCCGGGCGCTCGTCAAGGGCGACACGAACGTGAACACGCAGTCGTATCTGGAAGTCATCACGCCGCAACCCGACGGCACAGTGTCGTGGAAGTTCACTTGGGTGAAGCCGTGAGGGAGTACGGCCTCGGCAGACTCCCGTCGCCGCCCGACGCCCGCGACTACTCCATGAAGGCCGCTATGGTCGAGCTGGGCAAGACGGCTCCGCCGAGGCCGGTCAAGGCGTGGCACTCCGACCGCGTGCTCAACCAGCTCAAGACGCCCCATTGCGTTGGCTTTGCTTGGGCGGGCTGGGGCATTTCGACGCCCGTCGAAGACGACTGGAACAACTGTACCGGCCACGACATCTACTCGCGCTGCAAGCAGGTCGACGGCTGTCCCGAGAAGGACGGTTCCACGGTGCGCGCCGGGGCCAAGGTGATGAAGCAGATGGGCAGGCTCGGCACCTACTTCTGGGCAGGCTCCGTAGACGAGGCGCTCGACTATGTATCCCGCTTCGGCCCCGTCGTCTTCGGCACCATCTTCACGGAGGGAATGTGCCGACCGAGCCTCATCGGCGGCATCATCCGGCCCACCGGCAAGGTCGTCGGCGGTCACGCTTACGACATCGTCGGCGTAGACGAGAAGTACGCCACTATCAAGCAGTCGTGGGGTCTGAAGCATGGTAAGGGCGGTTATGTGCGCCTGTCCATCGTCGACCTTGAGGACATCTACATGCAAGGCGGCGAGGCGTGCGCGGCCACAGAACGTGCCTTGCCGATAGGGGGGGCCAATGCCTGACATCCTGAAGTACGGCGACGAGGGCGAGCGCGTCAAGGCCCTGCAGCGCGTCCTAAACGGGAACAGCTACCGCAAGCCGCGCAAGCTCCTAGAAATAGACGGCATCTTCGGCCCACTCACCGCCTCCGCCGTGCAGGGTACGAAGTTCTGGATGGGCTACCCCGACGGCGAGGTCACGCCCGTCGCCGGCGACAAGTTCATGGCCTTCATCACCGAAGAGGAGCCGCTGCCCGGCGAGTACCGGGCGCGGCGGCAGGCGCGGCTGCAGAAGGTGCGCGACAACGTCGGCAAGCAGTCGGACGCCGACAAGATGCGCGTGCGCGCTCTGGGCTGCGCCAAGGCCGACGTGGGCAAGCTCGAAGCGCCTAATAACGCCATCATCTACAACTCGTGGTGGTGCCGCGGAGAGAACGACGGCGGGGCCTACTGCGTGCGCGCGGGCAGCTATTGGTACGACAAGGCGGGCAGCAAAGCCGTGGTGCGCGGGGTGCGCTGGGAGAATACCGACGCCATGCTCGCCGATGCGGCAGCGGGCCGCAACGGACTGCACCTGACCGACGACCCCGAGCCCGGCAACGGCTTCGTCATCGACTTCGACGGACGCAGCGACCCCGACCACTTCGGCCTCTTCGTGTCCGACCAGGGCGGCGGGCAGTTCCGCTCCGTCGAGGCCAACGCGACCCTGGCCAGCGGCCGGCAGGGCGTCGGCTACCACACGCGCGAGTATCGGCACTGCTGGTTCATCGTGGTGGAGAAGTGAGCATCTTCACCCGCTATACGTGGCTAGGAGATAACACGATCGAGGTCGTCGTCGGCGTGAAGGACGGCGGCACCTCCATCGACGTGAACGTCTTGCCCACTACGGGCACAGAGCCGGCCGCGACGGCCGCATCCCCCCTCGCTCCCGCCCCTCAGCGCGAGGCGGTCGTCGCGGCCTCTCTCGTCGAGCCGCCGTCAGCCCCAGACCCCGGCGAGGCCGAGGCCGAGATGACGCTGGCGGCGGCTCCCTACTCCAAGAAGCGACGCACGCTCATGGGCGTCATCCGGGCGACCTGGTTCGTGGCTTTCACGGCCAGCGGTGAGGCACTCACCTATGCGCTCAATCAACTCACGACCCTGAACCTACCGCCGGGCACGGCGACCGCGATCGGCGCGGTCGGCTACGGCGTCAAGCGCGCTATCTGGCCGACTACCCAACTTTAGGAGACTCACATGGCCCTCAAGGTGCAGCAGTTCGTCTTCGTCGTCATCAGCGTGTTCATCGGCAGCGCGGCCCCGTCGTTCCTCGCCAACGCGGCGAACATCTGGGAGATCAACGCCTCCACTTGGCAGATCATCGTCAGCTCCGGCGTGGCCGGCGTCGTGACCTACCTCGTCATGTACTTCGCGCCCCAGAACAAGCAGTTCGGTCTGGGCAGCAAGGAGGATAAGTGACCGACCCGAAAGTCCTGATGGCGTGCCCGACCTGGTCGGGCTGCCTCTACAGCCTGAAGCCGTGGGCCGAGGCATACCACGCGACCGAGTACGCGAACAAGGGCGCGCTGCAGGTCGACAACTCGGACGGCCCGCAGAGCGGCGGCAACCTGCACTACGTTCACACGATCCGCGGGCATGACATCCCCGCAGTCTGGCAGCACACGCGCTGGCCGGCGCTGTGGGACACGCTCGAACTCTCCTGGCGCATCATCGTCGAGCACGCCCGCGAGCACGGCTACGACTTCATATTCTCCGTGGAGGCCGACGTGATCGTGCCGCCTGAGGCGATGCGCAAGATGGTCGACTGCGCCCTGGAGAACGCCGTCGGCGGCAAGCCCGCCGTAGTCTCGCAACGCTATCACCCGCGCGGCCAGCCGGGGCCGAACTTCTATTGGG